TTTTTTTTTTTTTTTTTGTCATAAAGACAAAAGAAAAGAAAATCAAAAAAGAAAAAGTGGTACACCACCAGCTAGAAGAGACTAGAAATTAATCAAACTTGAGGAATTTCAACCTCGCCCAGCTGACAACGACCGGACTGAACATAGTTCAAATAATCTTCAATACAAAAAGTACCAGAGATTAGCGATTCAAAACATATAGTGAGGGAAAGAACCGCAAGAAAACCCTCCGCATAACACCAGTAGGTGTCAACCAAAGTTGACGGTGCCTTCAGTAGACACCCTAGAAGCCCTATTGGCAACTTTTTCAACCCTGTTCACAGCTACGGGATGAGTTGGCACCTTCGGGAGTTCAGCATAAAGCTTCCTCAATTGTTCGTTGGTAAATATGCCAAACATAACGCATGAAAACACGGCTGCCCCAATGATAAAAATCCGAGTGACAGGGTGTTTAGCCTTAGCATACACATGGAAAGATATGGAATATATGAAATACTCCATAATCGATCTTTGTGGAAAACCCATAAGGAAAACGAATATAACTAAAGCAAGGTAATTCCTGTGCTTCTCTTCAGTATCTATAATAACTGGTATAAATACCAGAGCACCACAGATCCTGAAGAAGTTACTCTTCGCCCACTCAATAAAGGTGTTATTAGGAAACTGCGCAGCCAAATCATCAAGAATATCATGAGTGTTTGAGTCTATATGCGCAGCAAATAGAACCAAAACACTGATATACATAATTATAACGTTAGGTTTTTGTATAAACCTAAGCAAAATCTGCTTGATGTCAGCGACGAAACTTTCCGTTGCCAACATCTTATATCTTTGCCTAACGTTAGCTGCGCGCCTCAAGAGGCGTTTATTCGCTTGTAGAAGTTGAGCGTCCATTCACAATTGGCGTCGTCGATACTCTTAAAGTTTTAAGCTTATTATTACTTGACGTCAATGGAACAGGATGTTTTCTTTGATTATCATCCTCACTCTTGTCTCGTATTTTAAGACCAGTACTCTTCTTAACCGTCAAGTCAATCGGACTCTCCGACGTGACTGACGATTCAGAGGAGTGGTGAGTGACAATCAAACCTCTACCTATGGACCTTTGTAAATCTGCATGTGATTTCGCAATAACTGCCTTGCGAAAGCCCACAGATATTGGGACCACAAGAGGATCCGACACCTTATAAAAGGATGGTCGAAACGAAAAAGCCTCGCGCCATAGTGCAGTGATCGAAAAGGTTGTTACACGACCTGAAATATTATCACAGTCAACTTGATACTGTATACCAAGCCGCCTGTGAACTTCAGATCCATTAACATGAGTCCTGTCCTCATTCGGAATCGAATGGGCACAGTTCATGACAACAACACATGGACCACCAGTACTATTGACAGTGACCTCTTGGTCATTAACAGCCTCTAGTATATTAGCTGAATCGACAAGCTTTAGCGACAGCTCGGCCGGGAGCGCTATCTGCGGCACAATTATAAGCACGACATCAGATATCTGCCTAAAAGACTCCACAGATCTAACCCCAGCGTCTTCAGCTTTACGGTTTATGAACCCAACCAAACGAGAAATCATATCGTTCGGTGTCAGAAATCCAACGCCAATACGCTTGTCAGTCCGAATGCAAACGGTCTTTGAAGTCTTGAATATCCCCTCCTCATTATACTCGGAGGATAAGATATTCTCCAATTCCAAAAAATCGTCAGCACCAACGTGAGAAGAATTGTTATTGGTAGAAAGAGCCATCTCAACATAAAATTCACCATTGATTTACAAATCAATGGTTTCAGCTATGTCGCGATAAGCTCTAAAACAACAGCTCTCATAATACACCAACTGTATGTAAGCATTCAGCGTAAATCCTAAGATAAACGTTAAATGGGTGTAATTCGGGAGCAGTAGCAATAACAAAATCACAGAATCCAAACAAACAAAGATGAATTGGCGGAAGCAACATCCACCAACATCAATAATGAAGGATAGGCAAGCACTAATAGCGGAAAACAATACTTTAAAGACTGTACTCAAACATTCCCTAAGTATGTCGTCCGCAACAAAATGCAACAACTTCATATACCACTCTTCTTCAGACTGAACGAGCATTACTGTGAGAGTTTGGATCTTCTTGTGACTCAACGAGTAAACATAAAACCCATCGATGCTAAAAACGTCGATGAACTGTATGATATTCCCATCAAAATCATAAGGAACAGCACCCACTTTGGTACCGAGAGTGTTTATGAAAGAAAAGGAAGAAATCAAAGCCTCATGACGTTTCACAATCAATTTAGGTGTACAAATGTCATGAAGATGATTAACATCAAAGCCTTTATATAAACAACCAGACGAGGTGCAAATAAAGGACTTCCGCATCCTTTCAAAAACCAGCGGTTTTACATAATGATGCATAGAATAATTGACACAGAAATCTGTGGTCAAATAATCAATACCATCTAATGTAATAACCTTAAGCCCAGAAAAGATAGTCCCTCTAAAACCAAACCTGGAATAAACCAAGGACTTATCAGAGCGACTAAATCGCCCACAATATTCAGGGACATTAACAATATACGGTTTAACAACCGTATCATATATCTCTGATTGTCCTGAGTACCAGGCTGGAAAAATATATTCACCAGATTTACAAACGGTCTTCATACCAGACTCAAACCCCTCCATATATGAGTGGACTTTTATAAGCCTCTCCTCATATCCAAGTGGACATGGATCCGTACGACCGCTGTAACATAGTGGGATATACTTGTCAGCACATAATGGAAACCAGTAGCCAATGTTATAAAAAGGATAAGCATCCATTGCATAAAATGCTTGCTTAGTAGAACATTGATCTGCGCACTCAGTCCTAAAAGGCATGATACCGAAATACGGTACCTTGCCTATTGGACTAAACTCTTCCATTAAGTCCTTAGGTATCGAGTGAACAATTCCAGAAATCATATGTTCGCTATACTCAACGAATCTACAACTTTGGAACACTTCACCAATATGCTTCTGCCCATCGACCTTACGGCAATAATTAAGAACCAACTCAAGGTCTCCGTTGTGGAGACCCAGAGCATAGCCCCTAGCACCACATGACATGATATCACTACCGAACAAATCGTAGGTACCAATATGTAAACTATACAACTGGTATTCACGATTTGTGGCCTTAGCGTAACCAAGATAGTACCTATCGTCCTTCGTTAAGATATGTCTATCAACCTTGACATAACTATACGAGGGCAGACAAACGCCCTTGAACACCTCAGTACTGTACCCCGAACAGGCTTTATCAATACTAAGGTGTCCCGTACTATTGTAGATGTTGGATACGAGCCCCAACGTAACATTTAAGAAACTAAAAAGCTGAAATAGCGCCATTTGACAATACTATTTTAGCTTAATTTGCTGTAGGCTCTCGTATTTACAGCAAACTGTTCCGCACGTACGTATGAAACTGTATTTACAACATTTACAATATATACAAACCGGTCGGCATCAACCTGGAAGCCAACGCTCCCAAATCAATTATGGTTACATGTAGTCACAACTACAATTCATCTCAAATCATATGTGACTCGTGGCATAAGCAAAGAATATTGAAGGTGGTTGAAGATGAATACTGCTAGGGCTAAGCCCTAGCAATAAATCTAACAATTATCAATATTCAATGAAAACAAAGAATATTGAAAGTGGTTGAAAATGAATACTATTAGGACTAAACCCTAATAGTATACGTACCAGCGTTCAATACTCGCTGTATTAGTTCAAAGGTCAAGTGATAACTATATGACAAGTCAAATAGCAATCAAATGACCAATATACTTAAAGTGAAATACAGGTGATGTAAACTGTAAGTGAAAACTTTGTCGCCCCGCTTCATACAATGGACGTCCCCGCATTGGGGCAATCGGCTTTATGACCTTACCTCAAGGCGATGCACCGTTCCGTCCAAGTACTACATGGTTAAACAAAAGCTCCATCAATCATGATAGTCAAGAATATGTCAACGCAATCCGCTTCTCGTAGGAAACCGCGCTTCAATACATACACGTCCCCGCATTGGGGCAAGCGGATTAAGGCTGGTTTGATCCCTCAAGATCCTATACAGCGTAGTGCCGTCTCCGTACATGATCTCCACGCAATTTCCCTTGATCCGTGGATATTGCAGACAAATCCTGCGTTGACTACCTATGACTCACAAGCAACATGAGCTCGAACAGCCGTATTAGTATGCGCAGTCCCTTCCCTTGCGCTCTTATTTATACTATGCCCGACTGAAACAGCTCATGAAACAAATGATACAGTGTACAAACATATGTATTCACTTGCTAGCACATGTTTGTGAAGTATGGCAAATGACAAACACAAGTCCCCGCATTGGGATTAAGCGGTTTAAGACCAGTAATGAAGTTGTCAACACGCGAAAGTCGACAAAATCATAAGGCGTAGCCCCGCACCTTGAATTAGTACTCGTCATACCCCACAAACATGTGCTAGCGAGATGACAATTAAGTCTCAAGATTATGCAGTATCGGTATTAGGTCTTGACGACGCATAATACCGAATTCAATGTGATCGTTCAAAACACGATCGACCACCTTGAATCTACCGGTAGTGGTAGCATTGCAATCCCCATAACATTTATCACAATTACAGGATAACCTGTGAAAGTCATAAATGAGAAAGGCAACTTGTCTTCGAATTGTTTCAGATGCATCTGGCCCGGCAACCAAGTGCGTCTGAAGCATCTCGAGAACAGTCTTTTGAGATAAAGAATGATAAATCGCGTAATCATGCACGAGTGGATCTATAGAGGTAATAAAATCACACTCGAACGTAAAGCAACCGCAATCGTGCTGTTGCCAGAAACTGTCCCACTCAATCGTAGACCAGTTCAGCATTGTAATGTTCACTAATAATTGAGAGTTATTAGCCTAGAACAATACAATAGATTGATTAGATTTATC